CTTTTAATCAACCGCTTTTTTCCGACAAAAATTACAAATTTACATCTCGGATCATTGGAAATATCCCTTATTTTATTGATTCCTATGTTGCTGTACTCAGCAGCTTCTTCTAATGTAAGTGCCACCTTTTCCCATATTGGAACTTTTACGCTCATTTTATTATCTCCTACCTTTTCTTTGATTGAATGAATCCTACGGCATAGTGTGGATTTTGGAAGAAATGTTTCTAAACATATTTGATCCAGGCTCTTTCCGCGACAGAGCATATGGAAAATCATTTCTTCCTCTTCTGTAAAATTTGTTTTTTTAATTATAAGATCAACTTCCGGCTTACTTAGTCTGTTGAAGTTCGACCTCATAAGCCCTCCTGTTTCTGTGTAAAATCATGTCTTTTTCAAGGCAGATTCCACACTTTTTTCTTCCTGGAACTACTTTTAGTTTTCCGCATCTGGTGCATATACCATTCGATACTCTTTCTGCATATAATTTTTTTTGTGTCTCACGAAAGCGGTTTCTGTACTTTTCTTTTTGCTGATCGGTTGGTGGATTCTTTATGCCATACTCCCAGTGATACTCTCTGCATAATATGCATTGTTTCTCGTCTCCATACAACTTTTCTTTATGGCAGACCGGACAAATTCCGTTTTCCTTACAAAATTTTTTTGTTTCACTGCGATATTCTCTTTCTTTTTCCAAACACTCAGAACAATAATGTCCATTTCTATCTAGAGGTTTCCCACATCTGGGACACAGACCGCTTTCTTTTCTGCTTTTGTATAGTTCCGCACTTCGTTCCTTTTGGCTTTTCATTTTATCTCGGAGTAAAGCCAGCTTTATTGTCCGGACAAACCTCTTCACTCCTTCCGATATTTATTTTTCTTCTATGCTATATGCATTACTTTCTATTCCATCCAATTTCTGGTTTACCCGTCCTATAAGTTTTCTGATATTCTCCGGCATCTTCGCAACCGTATTTTCCCGTTCAATAATTGTTCGATAACATCTGACAAAATGGCTACTCACAACACTTTCATTGTATTCTGTATCCATTGCCCAAGCATACAACTGATTTGAGGAGCCTACGGCTTTCTGCACGGATTCTGGCAGCTTCTCATACTCTTCCCGACTATTATAAGCACTCCTTCTGATAGCCTTACTCACCAACGCCCATGCTTCCATTTCATTCAAATCTTCCGGTTTAGTGAGCAATTGAATTTTTTCGATGATCTGCCCAGGTGATGGAGGAAATCCGCTGGAGTTTTCTCTGACAAACGCCACAAATGCAGCCTGTACAAGCTTCCAGTCAAAGTCTTGCAACATCATATGCCAGACATTTACCGCAGCTGTTTTACTCGGAGGATTGTAATTCTGATATGCTGCCTGCATCATTGCCAGAAGATTTTGCGTCTCTTCTCTGGTCATCAGCTATCCCTCCACTCGCCTAAAATGTCCTGCTGTCCTTTTGGCCTGAAGACTTTCTCTTTCTGATTGACGTATCCCTCAAATTTGGTGCAAAACAGCGTTCCAGGCTTCAAAAACTGTTCAAACTGCGTTCCTTTCCATTCCTTTGCCTTTTTGTCGATCACGTTCTTGAAATCTTCCATCGTATATCCTTCGGAAAATCTGGCATTTATGTAAGATTGTGTCTGCTTGTTATTGTATTTGTATCTCGTTCCGCATACCTGATTCAAATAGTCAACAATTTCTTTAATCTGCTCTAACGTAACACTCTTTTTCTTCCGCTTATCCTCTTCTTTCAAAGCAGCAATTGCTAAATCAAGAGCCTCATTATGCATTATGCATAACTCCTTTGACGGATTAGCTGGGCTATCTGGGTGCAAATATTTTGTTTTCAGATATTCAATAGCTTCTTTCTCTTTCATAATCAACTTCCTCCAGTTCATTCAAAGCGCATCGGCTACATAACTGCATTCCACTTTGTATAATTTTTCTACTTCATCCCCGCACTCGTCGCAGATCAGCACTGCCGTATGTCTTCTAGGGCAGCTATCTTCAAGGCAAGGATACGATTCCGTTGCACAACCGCAGCATTCATCTCGTTCAGTTATCACTCTGAATTCCCTTCTTTCAACAAATCCATAAATTTGCCATACTGTTTCTGTGACACCTTATTATTAGCCTTATCCGCTCTCAGCTCGATTTTAAGGTGTTTTTCTGCGATAGACGATAATTCCCTAGCCATATTCTTTCTGCCCTGTTGTATGCCCTGCGAGTACGTCTTAGGCTGCTTGTACTGCCCTGTTACCTGTTTCCCTTTTCCTTGGCTGCCCGCTGTGACGTTATACATTTGAAAACCTTTATCCGCAAACGATTTAATAGTTTCAACTTCCTTATCATCCAATTCTGACTTAGGATATGTCCTGTAATCCAGTTTCCAGCCGTATGGATTCTCATTACTGTAAAATCCGTGTTTTTTAAGGCTTAATGCTATATGGTCATACTCTCCTAAATGTGACGCGCATCTTTCCAGCAGATTTACTGCCTGTCCGCAATAAGCTCTCCTGATTCCAGCTTCATCAATCCTGTAAAATACATATATTCCACTGGAATTAGGGATGTCTGGACAAATTTTCTTAATTCTTTTTTCGCGCTCTGCTTTCATTGCAAACACTTTTCTAAAATCCTTTGTCAAATTCTCACATCCTTATCATTCTTCCTGATTTCAAGGTTAAGTCCGCATTCCTGCCGGAAAACTTCGATCTGGTCGTCCCATGTGAAATAATCATCCATCAGGCATTCTGCCTGAAAATTAAATTCATGAATAAATCTGTCTAGTCTTGTTCTCCCAAAACCAAATTTTTCGTGAAGAATATATGCCGATAAAATAGTAACTGTATCAACCGTGTTGTTCTTTATTTGCATGATGCATTCGTCCATAGCAGATTTGCTAACTGCACACGGAAGATCAACAATATTCCTCATCCTTAATTCTTCCTCAAGTCCTTCAACACCTTTGGTTTTGGCAATTCGGAGAGCCTGTGCCATACCCTCCATTCTTGCTCGTTCTTCTTTATTTCGTGACATCATGATTCTCCCAGTTCAACTTCTGCCCGCAACACTGGCAATAATCCCATCTTGCTGTAACTCCGCAGCCACATACAGGGCAATATCCAGCTTTCCAGATATAGCTTGTTCCATATGGATTTTTCACAAACTTCCTTTTTTGCTTCTCCATAGCCTCCCGACATTCTTCCGGTGTACCAATAGCCATATACTTACCCACCAAAAGGAATACGTCTACAATGCGGTTCTTAAGTGCTCTAATTTGTTTTGGTGATAATGTTGTGTCTCGATACTGCTGCACTTCTTCCAGTGCCTTTATTACCGTGTTGCCAATGTCAGACCCCGGAAGGATTCCCACCATTTCATTTTGTCTTTTTGCTTTCTTCAAAAATTCAATTGCTTCATTCTCCGTCATGGCTTTCCTCCATTTCTGCCAGCTTGTCCAGCTCTTCCACAACTTTGTCCAGATCGTATATTTTTTCTGATCTGCATAATTCTTCAATCTGATCTACGATAAAATAATCACAGGTTCCACGATTAGAAGTATTTATGAGTTCCATCACATCATCTACTCTTACATATTTACCGCTCATCACTGCCTCCTGTTCCATGCTCTCTTTGCCTCTTCCTGTGCATCCATTTTGTTCGGAAAATCTGCAATTCTGACATATGGTCCAGAACTTCCACACCTGCTACAAATCACTTTGTATCCTGTCTTCCCCATTTTTCTGATTCCTACTCTACGGTCATGACAACCGCAGAACGGGCACGGTTTAAGATTCTCCATCAGCTTCTCCCTCCCTATCTTTCACACAGCCTACTCTATGTTCATAGCAGGCATATGCCAGGTTTCTACCTCTTACTCTCATATATGCAACAATTATTCCGTCCGCTTTGCATTTCTTGCGTTTTTTATCCAGAAATTCGCAGTTTCCATTACAGTACATACTCATTCTCCTCTCCACGGCTCCGGCTCTGTTCCTCTGCTTCTTCTGGTTCCACCTCTTCCACTGCCAATTCATATAACCATCTGAATGCACTTAAAATCTTGTCTTTAGTAACTCCATTATGTGTTGGCATGTCCAACACTTCTTTTATTGCAGTCAGCTTTTCATTCTCAGAGTATTTGTCTGACTCCAACTGTTCAAAAATTGCACACGCTTTTCCTATATTCATTTCCCATCCTCCAATTCATCAGTCTAGTTAATTTAACTCGTTAATTGAGTTAACTCGAGTTAAGTTGAGTTACGCAAACCGAAGCTGACCGGTCTGTTCTGCTACTATTCCTGTTCAATATTTAAGTTTCTGAACATAGCAACCATTACTGCAACCACAATAGAATTTCCAAACTGTTTGTAAAGCTGCGAGTTACTGTTGACTGCTGCCATTTTGTTAATATCTTCATCAGATACACCCATCAGCCGTCCACACTCTCTCGGTGTCAGCTTTCTGATACGATATTGAGGTTTTTCAAGTAATAAATTATCTTTTTGCACTGTTGTCAGCGTATTGGATACATTGTCTTGCCTAGGCTCTAATTCCGTCATATTGTGTCTGCTCTCCTGTATCTGACCGCTTTCATACGCTTTTCTTATCTATTTGCCATATTCCGTGCGTTTGGGTGTTAATACTTGGCTTTCCATAACAAGGTTATCTTTCTGCACACTCGTCAAGCAATTACTTGTACCTTGCATATTTACCTCTAATCTCTGTTCTGTCGGACTTCCAACAGTTCTATCTGACGGATTATCAGGATTTCTGCCACGCATAGCAACTATCTGACTTTCACATATTTTAATCTGTTGCGTACCACCGCCCGCAACTGTTGTGATATTAGGGCAAAGTGCATTTTCGTCATATACTGTGTTTGATTGGTGTTTGCCTGTGCCATTATCCATAAATCCTAACTGCTTTACTTCAAGTATTTTCGGTTCTTGATTACCGCCTTGCATTGTACTCAATGTTGGGCTGCACCCCCTCGCATCATAAATTCTGTTGGTACTCTCAAATTTTGCTTCAAGTGAACCTAAAACTTTTACATCTGCCACTTCGATCACTCCTGCGCATACTTTGTTTGCCCGGAGAGTGTTTGCCACCCCCCCACTTACCTTTGAACCACCAAATTTTTCACTTTCAAACAGTGTTATTCCAATTGCTTGCATTCTATTACTCCATTACTGCCATAATTATCAAGACCTTTGTAATCTCTTGCCCGGAGAGTTACCGCAACATCGATCTGTTTTTGCGCTGTCTCTCCCATATTCTTCAACAACCAAGTTTCCTTCTGATCGCAGATTTGAGATTCCGCAATCGTATCTGGCTTTGATGCAGTTCGCAACTTTTCTCCGCCTCGGCCCGTTGATTGTCCCATCAATACATGTCTGTCTGTCTGTCTGTCTGTCTGTCTGTCTGTCTGTCTGTCTGTCTGATGAATTGTATCAATCAATTTCCCACTGTCAACAAGCTGTTTTATGAGCTTTTCTGCTTTTTCATTATTGATGTAATATTTCTCGTCCACTTCATCTTCCAAATAGTCTTTCAGCTTCTTCGTAAGCGGAATGGGATCTGGAAATCTATATGTGTAGTTTCCAAGAAACGAAAACATAAAGCATCTATTTCTGTTCTGTGCTATACCGTAGTCTTTTGCGTTCAGGTCTTTCCAAAAATTCGTATATCCAAGGCTTTCAAGAAACTGTATCCACTTCTGGAAATCTGCCATGTTCTTCTTCCCGTGAACCTGTGGTACATTCTCCATAAAAAGAATCTGTGGCAACTCTCCACCGGAATCCTTGATCTCAGAAAGTATTCGCTCAACTTCCCACAAAAGACCCGATCTTGTCCCACTTCCCTTGCTCATTCCTGCTTGCTTTCCAGCAACTGATAAATCCGTACAAGGGAATGAGTAAGTAAGTAAGTGAATGCATTTGTGTCGCAGATATTCAAATCTTCTGCATGAACCTTAGTTATATCCATTGTCGGGAAATCTGTACCATATACCGCAAATGGTATATGTAAATTTATAGTCCGCTCCAACTTCTTCCAGCTCAAACAGCTTTGCCAGAGCCGTATCAATAACCTGCGTGCTCCGCGGTTTCCGGCATCTAATGACCTTAGAGCCGACAACTCGGAAATGCCGTTCGTCAACATATTCGGTCAATCTGTCTACTACTTTCATTTCTTTTTCCTCTTTCTCGGCTGGTACTTGTCGCACCAGCCAATTTCACAGTTCCTGTGGCTACCAGTTATTGTGTAGTAGCCACATGTTACGTTTGCATTGTTACCCCATTCACTGAATCTGCACTTTTTACAGACATGAATGGTTGTCTTTATCATTGCCATCACAGCCTCCTGCAAAATGTAATTCCATCAGATCAGCAATCATCAGGTATTCCCGCGCGTATTTGCTTTCCCCATGAGTTTCCAGTACTTTTTCTCGAAATTCTTCCAGTGTTCCGTAAAAGAATCCGCATTTGGCTCCCAAAGATCCGTCTTTCTGGCGGAAGAATGTAATTGTCTGCTGCTCACTGCCAAACCCTCCGACTATTGCATAATCCAGATTTTCGGCGACGCATGCATTCCCGTAAACCTGTGCATTTCCAGAGATCCATGCATTCCCGTAGACCTGTGCATTTTCGGATATCTGCACATCTCCAGCGACGCATGCATTTCCGTAGACCTGTGCATTTCCAGAGATCCATGCATTCCCGTAGACCCATGCATTCCCGAAAACCTTTGCATTTCCATAGACTTGTGCATTGCCGGAGATCTTTGCATTGCCGAAAACTTGTGCATTTCCTGAGACCCATGCATTGCCGTCATCATCAATGTTACTTTCTTTCTCTACAAATCCTCCGAGGTCTCCTTCTTTCACATTTCCAAATTCCACAAGAGCCTTGATTCTGAATAGCTTTTTTCCAAAAATATTAGTCACATATTCTGCTGTAAGTTCAAATTTTTTCATTTTCTCACCCTCTTTATCAAGCAAACGGTAACTCTTCATCAATCCCATCTGGGATGTTCATGAAACCATTTTCATCAGTCATTGGATTAACTGCATTACTTGGATTAGCCGGAGCTGCACTCTGCTGATTACTGTTTTTGCTTTCACCAAACTCAATTTCTTCCGCCAGAACATCTGTCGTATAAACCTTGTTTCCATCCTTGTTCGTATAAGAGCCGGTCTGAATCCGTCCGCAAATATTAGCTTTCATACCTTTACGGAAGTATTTTTCGATAAGCTCCCCGGATTTTCCGAACGCTACACAGTTGATAAAATCAGCTGTCGTATTTCCATCACCTTTGAATCTTCGTTCTACTGCCAGAGTAAATCTCGCAACCGCAGTTGTTTTCTCTCCGTTTGAGTATCTAACGTCAGGGTCTTTCACGAATCTACCCGTTAAAATTACTTTATTGATAAGTCATTCCACCTTTCTAAAACGGGCATTCACCCGGATTTCTTAATTCTAATTCCATGCCAGGCTCCGCAACGCACACATTGACGCTTGGAGCGGCTTTTTTCATCTTTTCGATGAATTTACCGGCATCTGCATTTTCTTTTGATAAATGGCACATAATCACGTTCTGCAACCGATCTGACGTATTGGCTTTTACAAAGTCGCAAGCTGTGTCAATGCTCATGTGTCCACGGACAACATGGTTTTTCTTTGCATCGTCACCGTATAACAATTCCGGGTCATAATTAACACCAAGTAGAATGTGATTTACATTTTTGAACCGCCACTTAATCAGTTCTGTGTCAGTTGCATAAATCATTGTCCCCATCTCTGGGTGCTGAATCCAAAAGCCGTAACACGGGCATTCAGAACCATCACCGTTTGTATGAGTCCATTTGCCATCCACCGTTGTCAATTCAAAGACTTTGATAATCCATTCTCCCTTGAAGTTTGCAGAAGCATCTCCTAAGCAAGGAGCAAATACTGGTATTCCGATATTAGAAAGATACTTGGCTG